TCTGTATCAAAATCAGATTGTAATTGAGCTAAACCATCAATACATTCTTGTTCAGTAGGTTTTGTTTTACTGTCATCTAATATAATTAAATTAGCATAAATTTTATTTTTAACATCACTCCAACCAAACCATTGTCCAGTATGTAATGAAACTAAATAATCTTCTATGTGATTTGGTCTACCATTAATATCCATTTTATGTATCTCCTAGTCTAATAAATGTGTAATGAGTTTGATTTATATTTGAATCTCCAGTAACATTGACACTATTAGGATCTACTCTAGCATAAGCAAATTTAACCTTAACATTTGATGTATCTGTTACATCTACATATGTTGAAGTTGGAACTGCTATATATGTATTACTACTTTGTGTTATTTGAGTAAAACCATAATTACCAGAAACTTGAGTATATGATGAATTATTTGTTGTAACATAGATTGAAGCTTGTATCCACCTTGCATCATCAGGTATATAAAATTGAGCAATAGTTGAAACTAAATAAATACCAGTTTCAGGAAATGTAAATACTCCAGAACTTTCTGTCATAGCACTTCCAAAAGTTCCTTGACCAGAAGTATCTACTTGTTCTAAATTAGAAGTAACAAAAGTATCAGATTGACTAGTGATGGCAAAACTTGTTGTAAGTCTCCATTGGTCTGCCATTGTAATTCCATTTGCAAAACCAGATGTTAAGTTTGTTCCACCATTAGCAACTGGTAAAGCACCGGTAACTTTAGATGTTAAATCTATTGAACCTGCCAACATAGCATTTGTAACTGTGCTAGCACCAGGTGTAACTGTTTGAGTTGCCTTACCTTGGTAAATACAATAAAAATCATCTCCCGTAGTAGGAGCTTCTGACATGGTTAAAGTTGTTCCAGAGGCTGTATATGCCTTACCTGAACCAGGCTCTTGACGAACATTGTTTACAAATACCTCTAACTCGTTTTCGTTTGCTACAGAATTATCTAAAGTAAACGCAACCGTTGAGCTATCAGCAGTAAATGTCTGCTTAGCAAAAGTTATGTATTGTAACGCTGGTGTATTACCAATATATGCCATTTATTTTCCTCTTATGTTGATATATCATCAACTGTTGATACCCAAACATCTGCTGAACTTGCTGTATCTGAAACCACTTTTAAAGCGTCTCCACTTTCAACAACAAATTTAGCGCCACCGTCTACCACTTGTAAAGCACCTCCAGCCGTAATCGGAGCATCCTTTACTAAGTAGATATCATTAGAGCCGTCATTAATATAAACATCTACATTAATCGCTGAACTTGTAATATTTGATACTGAAATACCTATAACTGTGTCATAAGAATTAGCAGTAAACAAAGTAGCAGGCGATGTGCCAACAGCGTTGCTTGTATATCTTCTAAAGTTTTGTGCCATTTTTTATTCCTTTTTCCATATTTATTATAACGCAACAGACATAGCTATAGCAAATCCAGCCGAAGCGCTAGAAGCTGTATCGTCTTGTAAAATTATTGAACCTGCCATACTAGAGTGATACTGACAAGCATAATAGATTGTAGTATCAGAACCAGATGGTACATCTATGTACAAAGTACCAGACTCTTTTAATAATGCACTTGCACCTGTTGTTACTGTACCGTCAGCTGCATGATGAGTTAAACCTGTTGTGTATGCATTACCTGAACTATAAGCACCTGAAACTGTTTGTAAATGAAATGGGTGACCTGATACTGATAAGTTTAATGCATAAGTTTTACCACCTTCTAAGTAAAGAGTAGGATTGTTACCTGAGTAATGGCTGTTAAATAAGTAAGCACTAGAACCACTATTAGTTACATCAATTTCAACAGCTGAATTAATTTTTTGTGGTTCTACATTAAATCTTCCTTGTGCTGATGACCAAGCTAAAATATAATCATCTGCTACACCCGAAATATTAACATTTGATAAATCGCCTACTGAGGCATTTTCAGTTAGAATTTTTACCCATCCACCATCATCAGCGACATAAGGTAAACTATCAGCAACATCCCAAGCATACATTCCTTCATAAGTTGAAGCAGTTGGAAAATCACCATCTGTTGCAAAGTTAAATCTTATTTTATTACCTGAACTTGTTAAGTCAATTGTTCCTGTTGCACCGTCTAAACTTAAATTTGTTACAGTAGTTTGTGTACCACCTAAACTAATTGAGTCATCACCTAAAGTGATTGATGAATTAGCTAAGTTTGCATTTGAAATAGCCGCACTACCCGATAAATTTGAGTTTGTTAAACCAGATATTGTATTTGAACCAGCTGCGATAGTTTTATTTGTTAAAGTATCTGTAGTGTCTTGTAATACAATTGTACCTGTTGCATTAGGTAAACTAATTGTTCTATCTGCTGTCGGGTCAACAGTTGTAAGAGTTGTTTCAAAATCATCTGCTGTTGCTCCTTCAAATACAAAAGCATTTTGAATACTTACCGTAGTTGAGTCAACAGTTGTGGTAGTACCCGAAACTGTTAAGTTTCCTGTTACTGTTAAGTTATTGCCAATAGTTACATTATTTGGTAAACCAATAGTTACTGTATTATTTGTTACAGCAGTTTCAATCTCGTTTGTAGTACCTAAAATATTAAATGTATCACCAAGTGATAGTGTATCAGTTGTAGAACTTGCGTCTCTTAATGTAATAGATGAATTCGATAAAGATGAATTAGCAATATTTGTAATTGTATTATCAGGACCATTTATAGTTTTATTTGTTAAAGTGGCCGTACCATCAGCAGTAATTAAAGAAGATGTATCAGCAGCAATTGTTAAATCATTACTAGACAATGTTGTTGTAATACCTGTACCACCTAAAACTCTAACGGTTTCGCCGTTAGCAGATACAGTTAATACAGTTGATGAATCATCAGCAATTTTAAATGTTCCATCAATGGTAGAACCATCACCAATGGCCGTATAAATCTCATCAAAATTATCGTTTATTTTACCAGCACCGTCACGGAGATTATCACCCGTTCCGTCATTTGCTACTGTTCCTCTGGAAATTATTTGTTTTGCCATATTTCTTTATCTCTCTACACTATTTATACTAATTCTATGGTGTTGAATCATCAAAAGTTAATGTATTACTAAACAAGTCTTGACTAATTGCCGTTGTTGTTGGAAATGCATAATTCATTTTAAGTGTTCTACCAATAGCGTTAGATGTCAACAAGAAAATTGCATTTGTACCATCTAAAGCTGTCTTAGTACCTGTAATTTTTAAAGCACTTAAATTTTGAAATGTGTTTGCATATGAACCAGCATTTGATGTACCAAACATTGTATTTGCGTATTTGTTAAGAGAACTATATCTAGGTCCTCCATATGCATATCCACTTTTAACATTATGTTCTGTGCCTGAGCCATCGGTTATTATATTTCTAGGCCTACTTAAATAATTAATATCTAAACTTTCAGATAGTGTCAAGTCTCTTGTATTTGCTGTAAATGGGTCTGCAAAGGCGTCACCAGCATCCGGATTAACACCTACTTTTGGTGTTGTTCTTAATGTTGTGCCGTCTGTTGATGTTCCTAATCTTCTACCAAATACAGTTTGAAATAAAGTATTTACAATTGACAAGAACGGTTGTTCTTCACTACCTGAAGTTACACCTTGAACAGGACCACCTGCTGTTACTGTAATTCTTGATTCAATGTCAACTTGACCTGTAAAATAAAAACCTGCTGTGTGCATTGTTTTTTTAAATGCGTCTCGCCATTGCGAGATTGAACGGCCTACTTTAATAACATAAGAATAATCTTGATAGTATAAACTATCTTGTATTCTCATTGTTGTTTCTGAAACTTTTCCTCTTTCACTAATAAATGCACCGTCAGTATCAGCAACTGATACAACATTTACTGTGGCTGTTGCAACATCTAATTTTTTAATTGTACAAGTACCACTAGTAGATGATGTTAATGTTTCATCTATTGCAAAAGTGCCTGATACTGATTTAATTTTTAATAGGCCTCTATCGCTATCAAAACTATCAATTGTACCTGTTGCTGATGATGTGCCACCCGTAACAGTATCACCTGATACAAATGTTCCAACTACACTTGTAACTATCATATTGTTAAAGAAACCTAAAGTTGGAGGTGTGGGTGCTGTTTCATAACTAACACCTAAAGATACTGTTTTCAATCTTTCAATTTTTCCTATTTCATCACCATATGCTTTTAATATCGCACCTGAACCTGATGATGATGTAACTGTAACAGTTGGTAATGATGTATATTGACCACCTTTATTTGTTAAAAATATTTCTTCTATTGTTTGTAAGTCTGTAAATTTTTCTTGCATTAACACATTACCAGAATATTGGTCGCCTTGTGTTGTAGCGTCTTCTAAAACTAATCTATCTTCAACACCTGTAGCTGCAGCTGTACTATTATTTTGGTCTGCAATACCACCGTTTATAATTTTTACAAAACCAGCTGCATTGTTACCACCTGTACCTGTGTTTGTAAATACTAAACTATCACCAACTTCATAACCAGTACCTTTATCATCAATTACAATTTCTGTTACACTACCAGGTCCAATATCTTCTACTTGAAATAATGCACCTACACCTCCAGCAGTTACAGTAATTGTATCTGAAGTTAAGTTTAGTGAACCATCATTTGTAATATTTTTTGTACCAGGAATACCTGAAACAATTGCTTTGATAAAATAATCATCATTTTCGGATGTTGTCCCTTGTACTGTTTCACCAACTGTAAATGTACCTTGAATACTATCTGCATTTAAAATTAATTGTGTAACAGTAGAGGCACCTATTTGAAAAGTAGATGTATTTTCAATAATAGCAGTTGCACTAGAAGATAAACCAGTTATTGTTCGTCCTACTAATTGTGTTGCGTCACCTACTGAAGAAATAACTCTTAATACTTTTAGTGAGTCAAACTGGCCGTCAGACGCCTTTAACATTTGTTCTCTAGGATAAATTGTTTCAGATGTTTCATCAAATAAAATTCTGAAAAACATTTCGTGTCCACGAACAGAACCTTTTGACCTATAAAGTGATTTAATATTTTTAACTAATTTTCTTTTATCTACACCACTCGCTAAATTTTCTGGAAGAGTTGCAAGAAACTCATCTCTCATATTAAACAAGAAGTGATTAATAACTCCGTCTGGATCCCTAAAGTTAATTAAATCAACAATGTTATTTACAGGATTAGGTTTATAATTTGATATTGTAGCTGTAGCACCTGAAGATTGGCCTACAACTTGTTCAGTAAGTCCAAATTTATCTTGTGCTGAAATAATTAATTTTAGAGGGTCTTCACATTCTGTAATTACAACTGCTGTTGCACCTGTTGTTTGACCAACAATTGTTTCACCTCTTGTAAAAGAACCTACAGGAGTTTCTTCTAAAAGAATTTTATCTCCCTCATCTAATAATGTTCTTGCTGTATCTCTACGACTAGAGTTTAAAACTAAATTATTTACTTGACCTGTTTCTGATTGTAATAAAATACCGTCAGTAGCCTGTACGCTTGAAAAACTTATTTCAGCAGATTCTAATAATTGATAATAGGTTTTTAAAAATTGAGCAAATTTAGGGTGGTCAGCAACTACAAATTCTGGTAGTTGGCTGTTGAGTATAGTTGAAATTTTTTCATTAAATTTTGCCATTGCTCATTAATAGCTTGATGTTGTTGTATAACCTACACCAGCATCCGCTGAACCTCCTACAAATGTGTCTGGTGTTACAGTAATACTTGAATTCGATATATCTATTTCTACAATCTGGTCTCTAACAGGAACTACATCATTTGAATCTGGTGTAACAGTTAATTCTATTACTGTTGAACTTGCACCTCTAATATTAGAAATAGAGGCCACATTTAAAGAGTTAAGTGTAATTTGTCCTGTTGAATAATCAATTGTGCCTTGTGTTTCATTTGCATATGTTCTAATTCCTGAAGATAGATAATATCTTCTAACATTGCCTTGACCATCATCATCTAAAAACATTTCTAAATCACTACCAGTAACTTTAAAACCAGTAGAAGTTAAAATACCACCTGCAGCTGAATTATGACCTGAATGAGGATTAAATAAACCATTTCTAAAATATATGTCATATCTTGTAGATGAAGCTAAAGTTGGTGTAAATGATTTTCTAATTTTTATAGTTGTAATATTTGACAATATGCTAGTGTCTGTATCATCTATTAAACCTGTTAATTTTGAGTGACGATAAATTGCGTCAAACTTTTGTAATGTATTTGTATTGTAATTTGTAATAGATGTTACTACATCAGATTTTATTGTATCAGCAGATTTAGTTGTTGATGATGAATCAAATTTTACCGTAGAGGTTAATAATACTGAAGTTGTTTCTGGATCCACAATTTGAGGAGATACAGAAGCAACATTATAAGGTTTTAATGAATCTACAATACTTTGTTTTGTTGTTTCAGTTAATGTA